GTCGCGACGCGGTCGTTTTGAATCGCTCGGCGGCTTCCTTCGTCAGCGCCAGGTTCGCGGTCCACGCGGTGTTGCCTTCCTCGACCGCCTCGCGCAGCAAGTCGCCCGCACCCGACGCGCGCAGCATGGCATCGCGCACGCGGATCTCCGACATGCCGAGATCTTCGAGCACGGCGAACGTGTTGATCCCGGCATCGTCGAGCGTGCCCAGCCCTTCGATAAACGTGACGATCGCGCCTGCGGCATCCACCTCGAACGCCTGCGCAAAATCCTCGCGCGCCACGCGGCCAGTCCGCGACGCAATCTCGGCGAACTGATCCAGCTCGGCACCGCCCGTCGACACGGCGCTCGCGATCTGGATCATTACTTTGCTGATCGCCGTGCCGCCCGCCTCGGCCCCGATGCCGACCGACGAGAGCGCGGTGCCTAACCCGAGGATCTCGCCCTCGGTCAGTCCGATCTGCGCGCCCGCGCCAGCAATCCGCAGCCCGAACTCGACGATCTCGGCTTCGGTCGTCGCGAAGTTATTGCCCAGGCCGACGACCGTCGATCCGAGCTTGTCGAAATCATCCTGCGCCATCCCGGTAATGTTCGCGAGCCGCGCCAGTGACGTCGCCGCCTCTTCGGCGCTCAGGTTCGTCGCGACCCCGAGCTGCGCCATTGTTTTTGTAAAGTCGAGAATGTTTTCGGTCTTGATCCCGAGCTGCCCGGCGGCCTCGCCGATGTTGTTGAGCTGATTCACCGACACCGGGATTTCGAGCGCCAGGGCGCGGAACCCTTTGGCAAGGTTTTGAAACTCGGCCTCGGTCGCGTCGACCGTTTTGCGAACACCAGCGAACGAACTCTCGAAGTCGATCGCCGCCTTCACCGCCAGGCCGCCCATTGCCGCCAGCGGCAGCGAGATCCCGCGCGTGAGCGATGCGCCCGCCGTCTGCGCCTTCGCGCCAAATTGGCGCAATTGCTTGCCCGCATTATTCAAGCCGGGCGACATCGTATCTTTGAGCCGGAGCACCGCTTCGAGCACGCCGACGTTGACAGTCGCCATTAGGTGTCACCCTCGCGGGCGGCGACCCGTTCCTGGTGCAGCGCGAACACGTTGGCGAGCACTTGATCCATCAGTGGCGACTCGTCGAGCTTGTCAATCTTTCCGTCGGCCTGCGTGTAGGCCCGCAGCGCGTTCGCATAGGCGCGCAGTTCGAGGATCTGGATCGCGGTGTCCTGCGGATCGTCGAGCCATAATTTTTCGGCGACCGTCGGCAGGCAATGGAACTCTTCGCACAACCGCGACACCATCCAGACGCGCAGCAGCTCGGGATCGGCGCTCGCCGACTCGCTGTCGGATAGCAGTCGGTGAAACGCCTTCAGCCGTTTTTTCGTGCAGCCGCATCGCTTGTCGCATCCTCTGCCGTCACCGCGACCCGACTGAGCCGCAGGATCTCGCGGAATAACAGATCCGACGTCTCGGGTTCGAGGTCGTCGATCTGCTCGGGTGTCACGTCCTCGGCTGCCGTCCACGAGACGATGCCCTCGACGAGTACCGTCGCTTGGTCGTAACTCTGCGACGGGTCGCGCTCGACCGCCTCGCGCACTTCGCGCTCGCCTCCGAGATCCTGAATGGCCGCGAACGCTTTGGCCCCGCCGATCCGCTCGACCAGCGACGCGGCACGCGTGATCACGGCTTCCTGGCACCGCGCTTTCGCCCGGCCCGACAGTTGCCGGATCGTGACCGTGTACGCCGGATCGGTCGGCGTCTGGATCTCTTTCGTGATTCGCGATGCGAACATCTCGCCCCCTTGGTACAGGACGCCAGGCGAGGCCACACTCTGCGGCGAGCGCCTGGCGTCGTGTGAAACGATCTACGCCTCTGTTACGGTGCCCGTCGGTACGAGCGTTACCTCGAACGCGGTTAGCTCGTTGCGTGTCGCGGTTCGGGTGTACTTGCTGATGATCGCCTCGAAGCTCGTCGTCTTACTGCCGCCCCAGGTGATCGTGACCGTGCGCGTGCTGTCGCTCGGGCCGTCTGCTACGTCGTTGAACACGGCATCTGGACCCGTACTCCCCTGATCGTCGAAGAGACCCCCGAGTACTAGATCGCTCGCCTTGCGTACGCCGGTCGCCAACTGCTCGAACCAGGCATCGCCGAACGAGTGCGACTCAGTCAAGATCGCCTCGACTTCGACCGCGTTGATCGACGTAATGTACGAGGTCATCGTCACGGCCGATCCCGATGAATTGTCCACCGCCACGATCAAACTGTTACTACCGTATTTCGCCATCGTTCAGCCCCTTGTCGAATGTCGCGAGGCGACCGAGGCACCGGCAGAGCCGGGGCGAGCGGGCGCGCGTCGGCGCGAGTGGTCTGCCGTTTTGGGCGGCACCGGAACCGCCCACCGTTCGAGCTTGCGGCGCACGCCGACCGTCAGTCGGAGCAACGTGCGCGCCTCGGCGACGTCCTGCTCGGCCGTCGCCTCGTATAGTCGCAGCCGCGCGAAGCGTTCCAACTCGCGCGCCGCATGTTGATAGCGTCCAAGGTCCATTAGCCTCGCGCAAAGCCCACCATGAACGTGAACTCCGGCGACGTCCCGCCGTGCGTCCAACTGGCCAGCGTGTATGTGTTCACCGTGCCAGAGACGGTTTTCCGCTCGGCCGTCACGTCGGTCGCCTGTGTGAAACTGATTAAGTCGGCGTACGTGCTGTTATCGGCTGAGTGGCGAATTTTCGCGTCGAGCGTCGGCGATGTTCCAGATTTAACCGTCACCTGGAGATACGCCGCGCCACCATTCGAGCTTGACGCGCCGAAATTCGTCGCAGCGCCGGTCCCGCTCGCCGACTCGGAGCCGAGCGCGTGGAGGATCTGCCCGTTGTCCTTCTGCCCGGTCACGGTCCAACTTGCCGACGCCTTCGTCAGCTCGTCGCGCGTCGCGGTGCGCGTATACGTGCCGCCGAATGCGCCCGTGTGCCCGACCATCGCCTTATGGATCGTGTTTCCTTCGTAGGCGTAACAGACCACGCGCGACGTGGCCTCGTTGCCGCTGAGCGCCGCGTTGACCGAGTCGCTGGCATCGTCGTAGAAGCCGTCGGCGGTCAGCTCGGCAGACCGCACGCCGGTCGCCGTCTGCTCGGCCCAACTGTCGCCGAGGCCGGTTGTCTCTTCCATTTCTGCCGACGTGCTATCCGCGAGCGACGTCGAGACGCCGGTCAGGTTGTAGCCGTCGACCAGAAAAAACCCGACATCCTTCGCGCCATACTTCGCCATTAGTCGCCCCCCCTACGTGCACGCGACCGCCCGCCCGTGGCTTCGCTCTTCGGGATAATCAACTTTTGCTTCGAGAGCCAGCCGATCGACTTGTCGGGCACCTGGTCGCACGTCTCACCCTCGGCGGCCAGCACGTCGCCCTCGCGATTCGTCAGGCGCGTCGTTGCGATGTAGTCTTTCCCTTTTGGCATTCTGATCACCTCGTCGCGCGTTCGAGATCGCGCTCGGCCTCGTGCTGAAGTCGTGTCTCGCGCCGCCGTTTCGATCGCGGGTTCGTCGTGCTCACTCCCGCGCGGACAACCTCGGCCCCGCACACGCCGCAGACCTCGGATCGCACTTCGCCGAACCCGCACGACTCGACGCGCGACTCAGCCGACGCGCCGCACCGACGGCACGATCGATCGCGGTCGCTCATATCCGCTTCACCTGGAGATCCTGCGCGAGCCGTTTGAGCATTCGACCGGATTGCCGGTGCGCCGTGTTGTACAGCCACTTACGCTCGCCGTCGTCGTGCCTGTAGTGGGCGTAATGCTGAATGAATACGTACGGGATCTCGTCGGGTGCGCCGCCGAATCCATACTTCGCGACAAAGTCGTCGCCGAGCTGGAACCCGTCGCCCGCGATAGCAGAGCGGGCCAGGTCGCCAGAATCCCACGGCGTGCGCTCCTGCGCGAGTCCCTTCTGGTACTCGGCCTCGTCGCCCAGTGCGGCTTTTGCCTGGCCGGGTATCCGACGCATCTGGCGTTCGAGCGCCTCGCGCAGATCGCGCTGGCCGCGTAGTTTAAAATTCGCGCTTTTGGCCGCCGTCGCGTCGATCGGTTTGCGGATGCCCATCGCCTAATCCTCGGCCACCGTGTAGACGAAGTCGGCCGCGATGTGCTTGGTCTTGATGCCGTTGATCAGCTCGTCGGGCAGCGACGTCGATCCCTCGTGCAGTACTTGGATCGCCGTGTGGTTCGTCAGGCTCGGCGTTGTGCCGCGAATCAAGTCGACGGCCTTGTTAATCACTTGCTGCGCTTCCTGGTTCCCGGCGTACTGCGAGAAACAGTGCACTCGCACCCGGCACCGTTTGAAGATCTGCCCGAACGTGCCCTCGGTGTCATCCTCGCGCACCGTGTACCACGCGAACGGATAGCTGACACTCTGCGGCGGGTCGTCATACACGCCGCCCGAGGCCAGCGTCGTAAACGCCGACACGTTTAACGCGGTATAGACCGCCTCGCCGATCGGTTCGAGGGCTGAGCGTGGCATCAGGCCGCCGCCCCGCAATCTAGCGCCAGCGTTTGCGATGCCCGGTCAGGCCGGATCCCGTGGATCTCCAAATAGGTCGCCCCGGCTCCGCTGGCCCACGACGGCGTCCAGCTCACGCGCATTTTCGGCGTGACGTCGGATCGGTAGCGCACCGTGACCTCGTACCCGACCTTCGAGGCCGCCGCCTTCGCCGCGATCGACTCGCGACTCGATAGTGCCCGCACGTCGGCCCACACGGTCGCCAGCGTGCCCCAGGACGCCGATCGCCCGCCTTGGTTATCAACGCTCGTCGTCGCTGTTTGAATCGTCACACGCTCGCTGAGCCTCGCCGGGTTGAATGGTCGCCGCGCCATCAGCCGATCCCCTGCCCGCCGCGATACGCCGCCACATGCCCGGCGTAGGCGACGTCGACCTGCTCGATCCCGGCAATCGGATCGGGCTGCTCGAACCAGTGCGCCACGAGCTGATACAGCGCGAGGCGCAACGGTTGCGGCACACTCGACCCGCTCGCCCCGTAGCCCGCAACAAACCGCACGACGGCGCTGCTATGCGTTCGCAGATCCGTCGGCCAGTCTTCGTCGTCGTTCAGCGCGATCCGTCCCTGCGCCGTATCGACGAGGTATTTCGAGCTGGCGAACGTCGCCGACGTGTCGTCTTCGTCGTAACTCGTGATCGACGTTACCGACGCCAGCGGCAACCGTGGCAGCACGATCGCCCGCTCGTCGGGAAACTGATCAAACGTCAGATCCCAGGTGGTCGTGATCAGGCTGCGCCCGGTGTCGGCCTCGACACGCTGCCGCGCCGCCGCGATCAGATCGTCAACGAGATCATCCTGCGTCGAATGGTCGACCCGCAAAAACGCCTTCGCCTCGGCGGTCGTGATCGGCTCGGCACTCGGGGCCGATACCTCGACCAGCTCGTGCCAGATATCCGACCACTCAGCCACGCTTACCCCGGCGTCGCGGCTGCGCGCGTGCCGTCGTCGCGACTTCCGGCGCACCGCCGACTGCCGCCGCTTCGGGCGCACCGTCGACTGCGACCGCTTGATCGCTGTCGATCAATCGCGCCGCGAGTAACGGCTCGCACTCGACGACCTCGCCGGGCCTGGCTGTCAGATCCGCACCTGCGATCGACGTCAACATTCTTATTTGCATCGTGTGTCGCCTCTCTGGAAAAAGGCGGCGCAGGCGCACCAGGCACCCGCGCCACCTTGAGCAGTTCAGCACCGCCCGACTAGGCCTGCTGGAGAACCTTGACCGCGTCGGTAAGTACGTTCGCGCCGTCTGTACGAGCACTCGCTATGAAGCCTCGCTGGCCGTTGGCGGCATACAACTCAGATAAACGTTGCACCGAGATCCCGGCACGGTCTGCGATCCAGTACGCCGATCCGATGTCACCGAATACGATCGACTTTTTCGCCGTCGTCGGGACCGGACACCCGTCGCTCGTGTAGACCGGGCGACCGAGTAGCCGGTCGGGTGCCCCAGCCTGGAGGCCTGGCTGCCAAAGGAACTGCGAGTCGCCGTCGACGAGCTTGCGAACAAGCTGCACCGTGTTGTCGTGCATGATCCACGACGCCCGATCGCGATACTGCCGACCGAGACTGTGATACAGGCTCACTAACTCCAGAGCAGTCACCGCCGCCGCGCCCGCCGCTGTTACCGCCACGGTCGCATCGTAAATGGTGCCCTTCGGTTTTGAGCTGGCATCGCCGTCGACGAAGGCCGCCTCTTCGAGCACGCCGATCCGTCGGCCGAACTCCTGCGCGAGGTAGCCTTCGAGGTCGTAGGCGTTGTCGTTGAGCAGCTCGTCGCTGACCTTGACCAACGTCGACGCCTTGTAGGCCGAGAACTGCACAACCCCAAACGCTTCGTCGCTCTCGGTGTGTGCC